CCACGGCGGTAGTTGCATCGACGGTGCGCCGGCCTCAGGTTGTCGAGCGTGTCGGGCCCGCCGCGCTTGACCGGGATGATGTGGTCCGCGCTCGGCCCGTCCGGATGCTTGGCCGGCAGGTCGAGACGGATCGGCAGCAGGCACAGGTGACAGGTGGTGCCGTAGGTGGTGAGCACGAGCGGCAGCAGCCGGCGCCACGGCCGCGAGCTCCGGGCCGGCATCAGTCGGCCACCGTGTCGTCGTGTGCTGCCAGTGCTGCCACGTCCACCACGAGCCGACGACGGCGCCGGCGTGGAGCACGAGCAGGTGTGACGGGTTCGCACCGTGAGCACGTGCCTACGTGCCGCTGAGCATGGTCCCCGGTCAGGTGGTCGGCAGCGCAGCCCGTGCACGGCCGTGTCATTCCATGCTCATCGCACCAAGCGACCACAGCGGCGCTCATGAGAGCAGCCCTTGCGCACGCATCCGGGCGCGCTCGTGCGCGCTGCCCTTGCCCGACTTGACCAGCGCATTGACCAGGGCAGCGCGTGCGAGCCGTGAGCCGGACATGTCGGCCGGCAGCTCGTCGGCCGGGCCGCGCGCCGTAGGCGCCTCATGCATGGCCGCTTGCGGCTCCACTGGAGCAGTAGAGGCGGGAAGATCTTCTAAGCGGGGAGGTGCGCCGACCGGCCCTCCACGTAAGGGGGTGGGGTCACCGCTCAGTGCCACATGTTCTGACCTGGGCTTTTGCTTCCCACGCGTCCGATTCGCGAGCCGCGTACGGGTGTAGCGCGTCTTGATCGAGCGGATGCGCTCCAGCGTCTCGGCGCGGTAGGCCCGGACCTTCTCATCGTTGAGCGGGCGCGCGAGCATGACGAGCTCCACCACGCGCCGCTTGATGATCCGGAACCACCCGGGCCGGCCCTTGCGGTCGCGAGCGTTGTTGATGTCGATTCCGCCGCGCGTCCACTCCACCACGCCGAGGTCTTCCAGCAGGTGGAGGCAACGGGTCGTCCACTTCAACGACAGGCCGGCACGTGAGGCAATGTCGTAGGCGGTTGCCTTGCCGGCCGCTGAGCCGTACGGCAGCGCGTGCACGAGCGCGTGAAGCGTCGAGCGCACACCCTGCATGTCACGGCCGCTCAGCTCACCCCAGCCGGCGTTCGCGAGCGACGTGAGCAGCTTGGGCATCTCGGCGTACGGGGACGGCACGGCGAGCGGTGTAGACCAGCCCTTGCCGTATTCCTTGCGCGGCTTGCTCCTCACGCGGCATTCCTCCACTGCTGAACGACCTGCTCGGCCTCGCTCGGGGTGAGCAGCCGCTCAGACCGCACCACGAGCCGCGTACGGCCGTGGGCGTCGGGAATCTCCACGTAGCGGATGAACGCGAGCCCGCGGCGCCGTCGGGCGTGCCGTGCGCGCCCGCGGAGGCGCCACAGATCGACCACGGCCCGAGCGACGAGCCACGCGCCGCTGATCGCGCCGAACAGCAGCAGCCACACGCCGGCGAGCTCGCTCATGCCGGAATCCGAGCCGTGACGGGTTCGGTCATGATCTTGTCGTCGTCCGCCGGCTGCCGGGCGGTGTCGTCGCCGTTGACGAACGCCGCGGCGCCGCGCGTAGCGGCCCAGCACAGCGCGGCGGCGCGCGCGAGCTCCACCGAGCGCGGGAGGTTGCCGAAGTCGAGCGCAAGCGCTGCCTTGCGACCCAAGTCGGTGTAGGCGGCGTGAGCGGCCCGGTCGTCGTTGTCCGGGAACCGGAAGTCACGCATGTCCTGCACGGTCTCGCGCGCGAGCCGTTCGGCCCGGTCGTGCGTGTCCGGCGCAATTCCCATCGTGAAGTACCAAGGCGGCACGTTGAACGCCTCCCCGATGCGCTGTAGGTCGCTCAGCGACCACGGCGTCTTGTTCCGTAGGCGATCGCTCACGGCCGGCTGCCCGAGCCCGAGCCGATCGCCTAGCCACTGCTGCTTGTGTCCGTTCGCTCCGAGCCACGCGGCTACCGTGCTGGAGACCTGCTGTTCTATCGACGCGCTCATGGGCCCATGTCTAGCACAAAATGATCAGACCTAGCGCGTACGACCGGGTGAACAGAACACATAACCGCTTGGCAGTTATCGCGTAGCGCGATACTGTGCACCGTATGAGCGCATCAACTGATCACATCGTGGAGCGACGCCGGGGTAACCCGGGCACGTTCGCTCAGACCGTGGCTGCCAACGTTCGTGCGGAGTGCAGCCGTCGCCAGATCACGGGCGTGGAGTTGTCTCGTGAGCTCGGCATCGCACAGCCGGCTATCTCGCTCCGCTTGCGCGGCAAGCGGTCGTGGTCGCTGGACGAACTCGACCACCTCGCCCGGTTCCTCAACGTGGACATGGGGAAGCTGGTTCAGCAGGCGGATGCATCAATCTACGGGTTGGACCTGCTCGCGGTCGAGACCGACACCGAGCAGGTTCCCGCGTACTCGTGGGACCACGCCGCGTGGCTGGAGCTCTACAACGACGCGATGGCGGTGTCGTCATGATCCCAAACGGCTACTTTCCCCCCGCGCCGATCCCGTGTGTTCACGTGGATTGCGCCGGCGACGTGTGCAGGTACCGCCCGCCGGCGCTCGGGCCCGCGCTGCCGCGCATGGTGCAGGCGGACGGAACGACGTGGACGCGCTACGGGTCGCTCTACTACGGGCCGAACAACGGCGCCGGCGGAAAGGTGACGACGTGGACCATGCTGCGCCGAGCTGGAATGGTCGTGGCGGCATGAGAGCGCGGGTCGGGCAGGTGTGGTCGAGCAACCGCCACGGCACGCGGCACACGGTCGAGAGCGTCGAGAAGCTGAGCCGCGGAACTCGCGTAGTGATGCGCGGGCCGGCCGGCAACACGTACGCGACCACGTACGGGTCGCTCGTCGCCGGGTACGACCTGGTGGAAGACGGCGACGACGCGCCGGCGCCCGGGCCGGCCGTCACGGGTACAGCCGTGACGTGGCTCAGCGGCGAGACGCGTCTGGGCAAGCTCATGATCGGTGACGACTGGCACGCCGAGCACGACACGCGCGAGGAAGCCGAGACGTACGCCCGTGAAATGCGGACGCGCGGCTATGGCTCGTGGCGCGCCTACGCCGTCGTGGAGCTGCCCGACGGCGACGGCGACGAGCCCGCCGGCGTGCCGGCCGTCGTCGCGCCGGCGCCGATGCCGAGCGACGCGGCGCGCCGGCTGCTCGCTGCCGCCCACGGGATCACGCCTGGTGAGCTCGCGCTGAACGGCGGTGACGAGCCGTGACGGTCGGGAAGATGCACGGCGGTTGGTACCGCCCATGCGCAGAGTGCGGCAAAGCGTTCTACGCCGTCCGGGCCAACGCGCGGCGCTGCGGCGTCGCGTGCCGGCAGCGGGCCCGCCGGCGGAGGCTACTTGAAGCTGAGCAGCGTCGCGGATCGATTCCGCTATTTGCTGAAAATGCATCATGACAGCGCTGGTCATCGGTTATGGCGCTGTGGCGTTAGTCCTGTTCGCCACGTATCGCCTGATGACTCGGAAGGGTGTTCACCGATGAACGATCGGCAAAGGCAGTGGCTCGGGGCGTGGCTCGTGTTCGGTGGTGGCGTCGTGTTCCTCGCCGCCGTGTGCGTCGGGGTGTGGCTGCTGCTCACCACGAGCTCTACCGAGCCCGAGCCCGAGCAGACCACGGTGAGCACGCCGGCGCCGGCCGTCGGCGCTTAGTGGGTGAGAGCAGAACACATGCATAGTGGCAAGGGGTGCGAGAACGTGACGGCATGGTCCGTTGAGCTGGGCGAGTGGGGTACGGCGCTGCGCGCTGCGGGGCGCCGGCCGGGCACGGTCAAGCTGCGGTTGTACGACGTAGGCAGGTTCGCCCGGTACCACGACGGCGAGCCGTACGGTGTGACGCCCGACGACGTGGCGGCGTGGTTCGCGTCGCACGAGTGGGCGCGGGACACGCGCCGGGCGGCGCTGGCAGGTCTACGCGGGTTCTACCGTTGGGCGCGGCTCACGGCGCGCACAGCGACCGATCCGACGGTGCCGCTCGGCACGATGCCGGCGAGCCCGCCGGCGCCGAAGCCGATCCCGGACTACCTGTATCGGGAAGCGCTCGTGCGGGCGACGCCGCGCGTGCGGCTCATGCTGCGGCTCGCCGGCAACAGCGGCTTGCGCCGCGGCGAGGTCGCGCAGGTCCACGCGCGGGACCTGATCCCGGACTTGCTCGGCCACTCGCTCATCGTGCACGGCAAGGGTGGCAAGGAACGGATCGTGCCGTTGGACGACAAGACGGCCGGCGAGGTGAAGCGGATCGCGAACGGCGGGTTCGCGTTCCCGGGCCGCGAGCACGGTCACATCCAGCCGCGCAGCGTCGGGGTACAGGTCACGGCGATTCTGCCCGGTGAGCACACGATGCACAGCCTGCGGCACCGATGTGCTACGGCGATGTACGCACAGGGCCACGACCTGCTGACCATCGCGCAGATCCTCGGCCACGCGAGCGTCGAGACGACCCGGCGATACATCCAGACGCCCGACGACGCGCGGCGTGCGCTCGTGGCTGCCGTCGCGCTGTAGCTCGTCCGTATCGGCTCAGCCGATAACACCCTTTATGGAGCACGCAACAGGGCCCGTCCGGTCGGACGGGGCCCTGTGTGTTCGTGCTAGACGGCTTCCTCTTCCCCGAGGTCGCGGATCGATGCCCACGGGATATCGTCACGCTTCACCTCCGGTTCGCGCGCGAGCTCGGCGTCGGTCGGCCACGCCTCGGTGAGCGCGGCAAGCGCGAGCTCATACGTGCTCACCCGCCCGTGCTTGACCAGCGCTACGTACGTCGAAATCTCGTTCTGCGCAGGATCGGCCCGGCGGTGAATCTCCCACTCGTACTCGTCACCCACCATGAGCAGGATCACCCCGAAAACCTCGGTCTCGGGCTGCGGGCCGAACACCTTCCAGTAGCCATACTTCGCGGCGTCCTGGTCACCGTCCGGCCCGCCCGCGACAACCGTCAGCTCGTCCATGAGCGCGCTCCCCGTCGTGCGCCGGCGTGAAGTCTCGAACGCGTCGCGAATGTCTTGTGCGAACCCGCCGTCGAGATAGTCCATGCCGGCGAGCCTAGCCGAGCGCCTGCACGAGCGTAATGGTCAATGCGGCTGCACCTACCACGAATGACGCTACGGCCGTCCACGGCACGCGGCGTTGGTTCAGATCGGCTCGCATCATGTCCCACTCCGCACGCGTGACGAACATCTGCCCGAGCACTTCCAGCCGGGCGAGCACGGCGTTCTGTCCGCTCTCCAGACGTTGGAGCGTGCGGCCAATCTCGCCGGGCGTGAGCTCGTCGTTCATCGGGTCGGCCGGTAGATGACGCCGAGCCCGCCGGTGATCGTGACGACGGCGGACAGCCACGCCGCGGAGAGCGCGGCGGCCACCACGGCGGCATCCTGCCCGTGGAGCACGGCCACCGTGGCGACGACGGCCGGCGTCACGGCGCCGGAGCACAGCCCGACGTAGTAGGCCACCGAGCGCACGACGGGCGGGACGGACGGTGCGCCGGACGGGTCGGGGATCGTTGCGGACATAGGGGGTTCCTCTCGTTGGATTCGTACAAAGGGTGTGCCGGACATGTCCGGGTTTGCCCACACTCCGGCGGCAGCTGCAGCCGGCGCCGGCGTGTGGGGAACCTACAAACTCAGCCCTCGATGAGCTCGCGCCACGTGGCCGGGCCGGCAACGTAGTCGGCCTTGCCGTTCTCGCCGCCCGTCTTGCGCTTGACCTGGAACGCGCCGAGCGCGCGCCGGGTCGCGGCGCCGGCGATGCGGTCCGGGCGCCCGTTGACCTTGCTCACGAGCCCGGCGGGCCCGTAGCCGGCTGCCAGGAGCAGCCCTTGCAGCTTGCCCACGTCGTCGCTCTTCACGGGCCGCTTGTGCGCGTTGCGCAGGTCGAGCGTGTCCATGTCGTATTCCCCTCTCGGCGCGCTCGGCGCCGGGTTCTTGATGGGCTCGGCGCCGCCGTTGTGCGCGAGCTGGTTGATTCGGTCGATGAGCTCGTACGCGTGCTTGCCCGGGCACGCCGTCGCCTTGGTGTCACGGTGGCCGCCGGACAGCCGCGGACGCTTCCACCACCTGCCGGCGCCGTGCGCGAGCAGGTCGGCCACGGCGTCGAGCTGCATCGCCGTGGGCGTGGCGCGGTCGTAGTTGCCCACGAGCGCGATCCCGGCGCCGGCCGTGTTGTGCCCCTCGGTGTGGGCGCCCACGCGGTCGATCGGGTGCCCCTCGAACACGAGACCGGCCGGCGTGACCAAGAACGTGTACGCCATGCCCCACCCGAACCGCTCTTCCGTGATCGCCTCCACGGCGCGCACGGCCGCGTAGTCGTCGGTGAACGGCGCCACCAGGTCGGGCGCAACCGTGACCGTGTGGTGCAACCACGTCTCCAGCTCACCCACCCGGCGCGTGTAGGGCCCGGGCGCGTACCTCGCGCCCCACTGGGCGCGCGTGATGATCTTCATGAGTCCTCCCTCAGTCCGTACGTGATCAGCCAGTCGTCGGCCGTTATCTCGTGGTCGATTGACGCGATGGGCCAGTCGTCGCACGACGCGTCACCGATGCGTGCGAACAAGCCGTCTTCCAGCTCCACGAGCGCGAGCGTGGGACGGTGCGCCGGCGGAACGTCGGTGACCGAGATAGTCACCGTCTCCACGCGCGGCAGGATGCGCCCGAACGGGTCGGGAGCGTGGGCGTGGAACACGCCGGCCGCCACCTGCGGGCCGGCGCCCGCCGGGTCGAACAAGCACGTCTCCAACGTGACCTTGCGGGCGCCGTAGCTCTCGCGGCCGGGCTCGTCGTAGTAGGGCCCGAAGTTGCCGTCATCGGCCACGAGCTCGCCGGCGTTGTCCGGGTCGGCCTTGCTCGCGTGGTTCGCGAGCTCCACCGTGTTCAGCGCGCTCTGTGTGTCGTGCCGCACGCGGGCGCGCAGCGCCGGCACACGCGGCCCGAACCCGTCGGAGGGCGCCGGGTCGATACCGCGGGGAATGTCGGTGATCGACATGCGCCGCGGCGGGCACTGGTCCGAGCCGAACGTTCGGCCGAACCGGTCGCCGTAGCGGAACACGCCGAACCGGTCGGTGAACATGGTTGCCTGGCTCAGCAACTCCGTGCTCGCCTGGAAGTACCTGCCCGTGTTGAACCACAGCAGCAGGTGGTTCCACAGCGTGGACTCATAGACCAGGTTCGCCACTCGCACGCCGTCCCACGCGTCGCCGACGAGCGGTTTCGGGCGCGGTAGCCGCTTGCGCTCCACGGTGTCGGGCGCGCTCGTCAGCAGCGCCTCAGCGCGCTTGTAGTAGGGCAGGTTGCCGAAACCACCGGTAGCCGGCCCGACGACGCCATACCGCGGCGTGGCGTTGAGCTGCCCTACGGCGTCGGTCGCGGAGACGCTCACCACGCGGTAGCTCCGCTGCCGGCGCCGGTCGTAGCTCGTCGTCTGCACCACCGATTCGACGCGGCCGGCCCACAGCGGCTCACCCGTGACGCGATCGGCAAGCCGGATCGGGTGGTTGGTCGCGATGCCGCCTAGGTCGGCGTCGTCGTCGCGCAGCACGAGCGTTGCCGACAGGGTGCCGAGCTCGGCCATCTCGCGGTGCGCGACGATCTGCACGGCACGATCCGCGTAGTCCTCGGTCCGGGAAACCTCGGTCACGGTGTAGGACACCGAGCCCGGGCCGTCGGTCCAGAACCACCCGGGCGAGCTGCCGTCACCGAACGGGCCCACGGTGCCCGACGTCTCCACGAGCGCGCCCGTCGCGCACGCGAACCCACCGCCGGGCAGGTCCGGGCCCCACACCACGTCAAAGTCGTAGTTGGTCACGTCGTCGGCGTGCGCCGGCACCGTCACGGATACGCGCGTCCACGTCGCGGCCGGCACGGTGACCGGATCGGAGACGATCGGGCCCAAGTCCAGGATGCCGGCGCTCGTGCGCCCACGAGCCTCCACAACGGCGTCGGTGGTGTGCGAGAGGTAGACGTAACACGACATGGTGACCGGATCGCCGGCGCGCAACGCGGGATCGAACTCCGGGCTGAACAGCGATGACTCAACCGTGATGCCGGCGCCGGCAGCCGACGGCGTGAGGAGCTGTGACGTGCTCGCGTTCGCGGTGCCCGACCACCGAGCGTTCGCGAACGTTCCATCAAAGTAGGTGCCGGCCGCCGTGCTCTTCTCCAGCATGACGGCGGTCACGTCGAGCGTGCCGCCTACCGGCATGAGCCGGCTGATCAGCACGCGCGCGGCGTTGATGCCCGTCGTTCCGGCCGGCAGCGTCGCGCCGTCCACGGTGACGGCGTGCCACACGCCGGCGGCGAGCGTCTGCGACGTGCCGGGCAGGTCCGCGCCGTTCGCGCCGTTGGTCCACGGGCGCACGGCGGCGCGCGCGCTTGTGGCCTCCGCTGAGCAGCGGAAGTAGATCACGAGCGAGACGCGATCGGACGCGGCAACCGGGATGCCCTGTCCGGCCACGGTGTAGCCGGCGTTGATCGGCGTTGCCGTGTTCGCGGTCGTCCACGTGTAGCGCGCGTACGTCGGCACCTTGGTGCCGTTCGGCAGCGTCGGGCCGTCGGTCGCGCCGGTGACCATGGTTTCGGTGATCGCGCCGCCCGAGCCGGCGCCGCCGGCGTAGTTCGCGGCCACCGTGGCGCGCGGGTCGGGAACCAGGTTCGTCCGCGCCACCTTGTTGTAGTCCACGCGGGCGCACGTTGTGATGCTGCCGCCGGGCGTGGTGAGCGGCTTGGGCATGGCGGCGCCTTGCGTGAGCGTGCCGGCGTTGCTGTTCGGCAGCACGGTCCAGCCGAAGAAGTCCGACGTAGCGGCCCGAGCGTTGTCGGCCCAGTTCACGCGCGGCACGCGCTCCACGTAGTCGCTCACGAGCTCGAACGTCTCGGCAGCCACGTAGTTGTCGAGCGACGCCGGGTAGGGGAACACGGACAGCCGGAGCAGCGGGCCGGCCACGCCGAGCGTGTCGGCCGCGGTGAGCACGACGGCGTACGTCGATTGCCACCCGGACGACACGCGGCCGGTCGGGTTCTGCCCGTTCACCCGCACGTACGGGATCACGTTGTTGTACGTGTCCGCGAGCTCCACCACGGCGACGTAGCGGCCGGCCGGCAGCGTCCCGAGCGGACGCGAACCGCCGTCGAGGTACACCGACGTGGTGCCGGCGTAGTCGGTCGTCACGGTGGCGCTCGTGTAGGTCCAGTTGCCGGCGTCGGCCGCCCACGTGGCCGGCGTGACGTTCAGGCTCGGTGTGCTCATCGGAAGCCACCGCCGGCCACGTTCTCGTACTCGGTGAGCACGCGCTTGATCTCGCGCCCGATACTCAGCGTGTCCGCCGTCGGCGGGACCTGCACCGTCACGTTCAGGTAGCCGCCACGGCCGGGCGCGCCGGCGAGCTGCGGCATGTCGAGCGACGGCGCGAACCCGTCGGTGATCACGCCGGACACCTCACGCATGGTCGAGCGCAAGCCGGCGAGCTCGTCGAGCCCGATGACGAGCCCGGCGATCACGTTCTCACCGAACCCACGGAACACGCGGGACGGGGAGAAGATCCCGAGCACCGACTTCACGCCGGACGTGAGGCTGTTCGCAATGTCGTAGGCGATCTGCTGCACGCGGTAGAGCGCCGACTGCAAACCGTTGATCAGCCCGGCGAGCACGTCGCGGCCGGCGTTGTAGAGCCACGAGCCGGCGCCGGCAAACGCACCCTTCACGATTCCCGGGATACTCCGGAAGAAGGACGTAACCCGACCCCAATTGTTGATGAGCATTCCGAGCGGCGTGTACGACCAAACCGTCTTGATAAAAGCAATCGCCCTATCAAGATGCGGCTTCACCTTGCCCGGTATTCCCTTGAAAAAGCCGATGATCCGATCCCAATTGCCGATGATGAGACCGAGCGGCGTATACGACCAAACTGTCTTCACAAAGCCAATTGCCTTGTCCAGCCACACCTTAATCTTTGCAGGCAGCGCCTTAAAGTAGGCGATGATCTTATCCCAATTCGCAATGACGAGACCGAGCGGCGAGTATGACCATACCGTCTTAATGAATTCCCAGGCTTTACCGAGGAATTGCTTAACGCTCTCGTATCCCACCTTGAAATAGAGCTGAATGTTCTGCCATGCCTTGCCGAGAAAGTCGGTGAACTTTCCCCACACCTCGCGCCCGGTGTCGGTCTGGGTGAAGAAATAGACCAAGCCGGCGACGAGAGCAGCCACAAGGGCAATGACAATGCCAATGGGGTTGGCGGTGAGCGCGACGTTGAACCCAATCTGCGCCGCGGTCGCAAGAGCCTGCGCGGCTTTCACGATCCCGAGCACGGTGTTGTACGCCCGGAACGCTGCGACGCCGGCGACGACGGCGGCGACGAGCGGTATCACAATGTCGGCGTTCTGCCCGAGCCACGCGACCATGTCCGCGAGCACGGGCACGATCGTTCCCCCGACGAACGAGCCGAACGACACGAGCGCCGGCAAGAGCTGGCCGGTGACGACTGACCAGACGGCGAGCAGCGCGGGAAGGATGTTCTCGCCGAACCACGCCGCGAATTCCTTGAATCGCGGGATGCCCTCGGACCGCACCCACTCGCTTACGCGCTCGAACGCCGGCCGCAGGTTCTCGTTCAGGTAGCCGGCTACCTTGGTCGCGATCGGCAGGAACACGGCGCCGAACTCGGCGGACAGGTCCCCCAGCGTCGCCTTGAGTCGCGCCTGCTGCCCGGCGAACGTGTTGCTCTCGCGAGCGAACGCGCCGCGTGCGTCGGCTGCCTGCTTTTCCACGAGCGACATGAGCGCTTCCTGCTTGGCAAGGTCGCTCAGCTCGCCATTGACTTTCTTGTGACCGAGCGCCAAAGCCTCGGTCTCGATACGGGCGGCATTGATGCTGATTCCGTAGTTGTCGAGGATTTCGTATTCGCCCTTTAGTGCGGACGTGAAACCCTCTACCGCCTGCTGAGCGGTACCGCCGTACATTGCCGACAGGTCGGCGCCCCACTTGATGAGGTTGTCCGTCTTGCCGGCAATTTCGTCCAGCGGCGTGCCAGCGCTCTTGAGCTGCGTGCCGAGCAGCGACGCGAACCCGAGATATTCGCTCTTGGTCAGACCGACGCTTTGCGATGCGCCGGCTGCCCATTCCTTCACCACGCCGGCGTTGCCCTTGAATACGGCGTCCACGGCGCCGATCGACTGTTGGAGCTCGGACGCGGCCTGTACGGACTTGGCGACGCCGACCACGACGCCGGCGCCGATAGTGGCGCCGGCCGCCGCGACCGTCCGGCCGAGAGTCTTTACCGTCGAGCCGAGCCGGGTGAGCCCTGTTTGGTCGGACAGGTCACGGAATGCGCGCGAGAACTGCTTGGTGTCCGCGAGCACTGAGATAGTGACGGTGTGGCCGGCCACGACTCACCCCTTTCGCCGTTTGGATCGGTTCTGTTCTCTGACGATTGCGTTTCGCTCGGCCCACGTGAGTGCCCAATAATCGGCCGGCATGAATCCGAGCCCGACGACGAATGAAGCCATGTCATTCAGCCGAGCTCGGGTAGGTGTTACTCGGTAGCCGCGGCCGGCTCGTCTGCCGGCTGCGTAGGGTCCGCCGGGTCGCCTGCCGGCTCGTCGTCGGCCGGGGCGCCGCCCATGAGCGCCATTGCCTCGGGGAGCGTGACGCCGTTCGCGTCGTTCCACGAGAACTCGCGATCGGTGCGGCGCCTGATCACGAACACGAACGCGGCGAGTACGGCACCCTTGGGCGCGTCGTCGTCCCCGATCGCGCTCATGCTGAGCCCGCTGAGCTCTTCGATCTTGGCGACTTCACCGAGCGTGAGGGTCTGGAGCAGTGAGTTGGTAGATACAGCGGCCATGATGGATTCCCTGTCCTAGAGGTTGTGATCTGCGAGTAGGTCGCCTAGGCCCCGGTCGAGCGCCGCGAGTACGGCGCCGCGCTGCCGTTGCAGCGCTTCCGTGAGGAACGGGTTCGGCGCGATGTTGCGGGCCGGCCACCCGTAGTGGATGACGCCGGCATACGGCACGCGCCGGCTGCCGACCCGCACGACGGCTTTCGTCTTGCCGCGGCCGGCGCGCACGGTCGAATCGAGCGCGCCGGACCGCACGGGCGGGTTCGCCGCGAGCACCACGAGCGTGCCGAGCTGGTGCATGAGCTCGGCCATGTCCTGCGCGTCGGCGCCGGCGTCGCGGAGGTCGCGTAGCGCCTCGCGGAGCCCGTCAACGCGGACAGTGACCGGCCCGCCCGGCAGCACGTCGGCCATGGCTACGGAGCGGTGCCGTCGTCAAGGGTCGGCGTGCCGACGATGTCCCAACGGCTCTCGAACGTGTACGTCACGTCTCGGCCGGCCTCGCCACCGAGCGACGGCCGCGGCCCGATCTTGACGGTGCCGATCATGTGCGGCTGCTCCACGGTCGGCACGGCGTTGCCGTGCACGGCGTACGTGAAGGGCACTTCCTCGCCGGTGCTCTCCCAGATCTTGCGCCACAGCGACGCCGTGGCCGTGCTCTGGGTGGCGGTGATGTTGAAGAAGTACTGCCGGGCGCCGCCGGGCTCGGCGGCGTCCTCGAACGTCACGGTGTCGGCGTCGAGCTCTTCGTTGTCCATGACAACGCTCGTCGCGTCCGCCCAGTAGTCAACCGACGGCGTGCCGATCTTCAGCGATAGCTGACGACCCTTAATGCGGGGTGAACCCATGGTCAATCTCCAATCGAAATCGAGTCGGTCGCGGTCACGTCTGCCGCGAGGTACTGCGCACCGTTCGCGCTGTAGCTGTAGAAGCTGGACACCTCGGCCACGGAGAAGTCGGCGTCCTCCAGCGCCGGCAGCACGTCACAGATCAGCGCGTCGAGCTCGGCCGTCGCCGGGCTGTTGACCTTGCCGGGCACGAGCAGCGCGACGACGAACCGACCGAGCCACTTCCCGTAGGTCACGCCGTCGGGCGTCACGTACGGCGTGGCCGGCAGCACGACGGCTGCCGGCACGGCCGGCCGCTCGGGCACGTGGTCGTACACGCTCGGCTTGGGATCGAGCGTCCCGAGCGCCGTGGTGAGCCGGCTACGGGTGTCACCGAGCGCGCTCATGAGAACGGGCCCGCGAGGTACGGCGCGAGGATCGGGTAGGCGCCGATCATGGGATCGCGAGCGACGCGCACCACGGCGCCGTCGAGCGCGCCGAACTGCGCTATGCCGTTCGGCGCGTTGCGACGGTGGTAGAGCTCGGAACCACACTCCAGCTCGGCCCGAGCTATCACGTCCGCCGGCACGACGGCGGTTCCGATGTGCCGCGCCACGAGCTCGGCGGCTTCCGTGACGCACTCGGTCACGTAGTTGTCATCGGGCGCGCCGACGTACTCGGCAAGCGTGATCGTCGCCATGATCAGGCAGCCACCACGGGGACGATCGCCGCGGCGTCGGTGACGGCGCGGGCCGCGTAGAAGTAGAGCGAGAAGTCGCGGCTCAGGTTGACGATGTTCTCGTCCTGGAGCTGGGCGATCGGGGAACGCCACTCGGTGATCGCGCGCTTGTTGATGAACGCGGACGCCGGCGCGGCCTGCTTGGGGTTGAGCACGACGGGCATTCCGAGCAGGTTCCCGCGCAGCGCGAACGCGTCGAGCGAGCCGATCACGTTCGAGCCGACGCCGGCGCCCGAGACGACGAACAGCGGCCGGCCGTCGGTACCCTCCAGCGAGCCGAGCGCCTTGAAGCCGGCCTTGTCCACCACGAGCGCGTCGACGCCGATGTTGCGGTCGGTGAAGATCTCGGCGGCGTCCACGATCGCGGACAGGCAGCCGTCCCACGTGCTCAGCGAACCGACGATCTTGCGCGAGCCCGTCGCGGCAGCCGACGCGGCGACGGCAGCCGCGTAGATCGCGCGGAAGTCGGCGTTGCGCTTTCGGCCGGCCTTGTTCGCGATGGCGCGCAGCGAGTGGTTCAGGTGGTTGATGCTGGAACGCTGGATGGTCTGGAACGCGAGGCGCGTGTATCCGCCGTACGTCTTCACGGGCGCCTGCGGCGCAACGTCGATATCCACACCGCCAAACGCGAGGTCGTCACCCTGCGCGGCCTGCTCTTCGACCTTGGTCGTGTCCGCCGTCGGGTCGTACGGCGTGTACTCCACCGACATGCCCTCAGCCGGCAGCGACTCGGACGTGAACAGCGACGCGAGTACGGCCGCCTCATCCACGATGTGGGTGAGGTCCCCGACCCACGCCGGGCGAACCACGGTCTCGGCCGTGGTGGTGCCGGCGGGGTCCCACGCCCGGGCGAGCGTGTCGTTGTACTCGCGCACGGCGTCGGCATCGCCGGCGACGAGCGCGCGCAGCATGTGGCCGGCGGTCGCGTACCGCGACGGCGCGTTGTCCGCCGGCCCGGTGTTGTTCGCGATCGTGGACACGTCACGGGTGAGGGTCTCGATCGCTTCGCGCAGCTCGGACACTGCGGAGTCGGGGACGACCTGAACGGGCGGCGCGTCCGTCGTGGTGGGCTCGGGCATGGTGCTACTTCCTCTCTGTCGCACGGCGGTTACGGTGGCGCCGTCGTATGCGGGAAACGGGGTGAGGGACACCTCACGGGCGCGCACGCTGGTATGCGTGACGAGCGTCTGCCCGGTCGTCTGGTCACGGGTCTCGGTGTGTTCGATCGGGTCGAACCGGATGGACAGACGCGTAAGCACGCCGTCGCGCAGCAGCACGGCCACATCGCGGCCGAGCGCCGTGTCGGACAGCTCGGCGTCAATCTCCCAACCGGCCTCGGTGTCACGAGCCGCGGTGATCCGCCCGATGGGCTCGTTGTGCCGGTAGAAGATCGTGGCGCCGTCGTACTCGGTGACCGAGCCGCGGGCGAACTGCTCGGCGTCGTACTCGGGAATCTGGCTCGTCGGCTGCATGTACGGCACGGCTATGCCGGTGAAGCTGCGGCCCTCCACGCTCACGCCGGCTGTGCGGAACTCTCTGGTGATCACGCGGCAATCTCCCCGGGTGTCGGTGTGGGCGCCGGCGCCGCCGGCATGGGTGCTAGGCCCTCGATCTGGCGCACTTCATCGAGCGTCATGAATCCGGCCCGCAAGGCGATTTCGTGCGACTCGTAACGCGTCTTGGTGTCGGTGCGCAGCAGCGCGTTCACGTTGAAACGCGCGCTGTTTCCGCGCGGGAGAATGCGGCTGAAAGCCTCTTCAATCTCGCGCAGATACGCCATGAGCCCGAACCGGACGTAACCCGTCCAATCCTGCTCAACATTTGCGTAGGTCTGGGAATTGCCCTCTACGGATGCGAGGAATACCGATGCCGGCACGCCCATGAGCCGGGCGATCTGCGTCACGGTGAACTGCTGGCTTTCCAGGAACTGCGCATCGCGCGGGTTGATCATCATCGGCGTGTACGTCAGCCCGTTCGCGAGAACGCGCGTGCCCGGGCCGGCCGTCTCGTTCCACTTCTTCTTCCAGGCGTCCGCCTGATCGGGCGAGAGCGTCTGATCGGTGGAAAGCACGCCGGACGGCACGCCCGAGAGCTGGAACCACCCGCTGCTGTAGTCGCGCAGGTCGAGCGCGCCGGCGAGCTCGGCTTGCGCCGCCTGGAGCGGCCCGAGCCCGTACGGGGACCACGGCACGCGCAGCCGGGGAAGGTGCGCGTACTGCCACGGCTGGAGCGTGTGCGGCGTGCCCCAGTCGTCCATGTAGTCGAGCAGCCGGCGGCGCGTCCTCGGGTCGTCGCGCAGCACGCAACGCGCCGGGTCGAGCACGGCCACCGAGCCGACGGCGGACGTCGGGGAAGCCGGGTCGGTCCGGTTGAGCCGCATGTACCCGTTGCCGTGGATCGCCATGCATCCCACGAGCCGGCCGATCGTCGCTGAGCGCGGCACGTCCGGTTCCGGCTCACGGATCACGAGCGGTTCCGTGACCGGCTGCGAGCCGCGCCACGTGTCAAGGCTGAGCTGTGAGGCAGCCGTGACATGAATGTCCACGGCGCGGTAGACCGTGCTCACGGAAACCGCCCGATCCACCGAGACAGGGACGGCGGATCGGGCGGGCGGCAGGACCCCACGCGACGCCTCGCGCTCCAGAGCCGCAGCGACCACAGGAGAGCGCATCAACCCTTCGAGGAAGCGCGGTAAGCGCGGGCGTCGTGTCTGCACGGAGCAAGGTCTACCCGCGCTCTACCGGGCCCCGGGTGGCTCTATCGCGGATGGGATTACGCAATCGGGATCGCGCCGGTTTGCGGCGCGAACCATGCCGCCACGACTTGCGCCACGAGCGCGTCGATCGGGCCGGCGCTGTTCGTCCGGTCGAGCGTGCGCAGGTCCCCCGTGCGCTTTTCCGTGGCGACTTCCAGCGCGTCACGGACGGCTTGCGAGCCGTCGTGCACGAGCACAGTCGCGCCCGGCTTGCCGGCATCCGTGACGGCCGCTTTCCACTCGGTCCACGCCGTAGCCGCCTCGCGGCCGGGAAGCGTCGTCACGGGTACGCCGGCGCGGCGTAGAGCCTTGGTCACGGCTCGCGCCGGCCCGCCGTCGTCGGCGCACACCATGCCGACGGCGCCGGCCTCCCACGCGCTGCCGACGAGCTCGGCCACCCACTCGGCGCCGGCGTCGGACTTCCACACGCGCACGTTCGTGCGCCCGAGCTCGTCGGTCCAGCCGGCATAGATCGTCGCGCTCGAACGGTCCACGGCCACGTCGTAGGCGAGCGCGATTGTGGACGGGTTCGGCGTGACCTGCTCGCCGGCGAGCCTGTCGAACAGGTCGATCGGGACCACGGTTTCCGTGCTCCATGACTGCCGGTTCATGTAGTTGCGCAGCCACGCCGGCCGCTTGTTGTTCTCCGGCTTTGACGCCTCGCGCAAATCGTCCATGGTGATCAGCCCGTCTAGGCCCGGGTGGAATTCCCACGTGCGCTCGTCGTACGGGTCGGCGTCCGGATCGGCCGACCACTCGAAATACGCCGTCTTGCTCGTCGGGTCGTTCACCGACGCGCGGCCCTGCTCAATTTCCTCGTTCAGCCATTCCGACTGTTGGGTGCCGGCTGCCGAGATAAGCCATAGCTGCCGGTCGCGCTTTGTCTGCATCGCCGGCAGCAGCCCGGTTTTCAGCTCTTCCGCTTCCGCTGCCAGGAATGCCCACAGCTCATCAATCAGAACCGTTTCCGGGCTGTAGCCGTGGCCGGCCGTCGGCCCGGGCGCAAACGGCTTCACGAGCGACCGGTTCGGGAACGTGAGCACTTCCTGCCCGTTGCCGCGCTTGATCCGCGTGTGCCGCACGAGCGGCGACGCCTCCACCCGGTCGGCAAGATCCGACCACCGAGCCGATGCATCCTTGCCGAGCTGTGCGGTCGTGAGGATCTGCCGGTTCGGCATCCACTGCGCACGGTCCACGAGCACGGGGTTCGTTACGGTCGTCTTGCCGGTCTGGCGCGGCAGCACGAGCACGACTTTCTGATACCGGAACGTGAGCCACGAGCCCGGCGGGTTGAGCTGCGTCGCCGTGTCCACGATCTGCCGTTGGTGGGGGAACAGCGGCATCCCGAGCACGCGCGCGATGAACGCGACCTGCCGGCCGCGGTGCGCGAGCCCGGGTGTGATCGGCGTTGCGTACCGCGCCGGCCGGCCTCCCCACGGCGTGAGCTCACGCGTCACCCGGCTGCCTCGCTCTCGGCCGTAGCGCGGAACGCTTCCCAATCGCCGTTCTCGGCCGGCACGTCGTCGTCGGGGATCGGCAGCATGGCGATCGTCTCGCGCAGCTCGCGCGCGGCGAGTGCCACGGCCGACGCGCGGCCCGAGCGGACGCCGGCGGCGACGGCTTGCGCGAGCTCCAACGTGAGCTGAACGATCGCGCCGTGCTCGCGACGGAGTAGACCTTGCTCGCGCAGCTCGGTAAGCGTCATGCGGGCCGCGGAGAGCATGGGTGACTCCGTGACGGTGCGCGGGGCGTCGTTGGGTACCTCAACTTCGAGCCCGGGGAATGTGGGTTGCTCGTTCACGCGCTTTCTTCCCTCTTTTCGGCTCGGTTCTGTGGATATCCCGCCGTTTCAGCCGCTTTTTTGGGGGTATCGGGGG